CTGCAAGTGAATTTTTTTCTACTGATCGATGTATTAATCATACATAATCATTGTCACACTTATAAGTATAGACTAAATGAGTAACAATAATATTTTGATCGGGGCTGAAGGAATGGATGGAGCAAATTTTTTAGCTTCTTGTCTTACTATGAGTGATGAAATTTATTTCAATAACTGTTCCTTTGAAGAAAAAGTTAAATTTTTTTTTAAAGGTATGGCCCACATTCCAAAAAGAAATGAATTGCCTATTTGGTCTGATGTTTCTATGTTGTTTAATAATTGTCATCGTAGATATACTCGTTTAATACTCCAGAATTATCAATCTAAAGTTCTCTATGAATCTGTTAAATCTACAGTAAAAGATAAAATCTTAATAAACAAAGTACAGATGCCTCAACCATGGCCATTGAAAATTTTAATGTCTAAAAATTCTCAAGATCCTTTGGTAAAATTATTTGAATCAAAATATTTTATTGGGATGATAAATCCAGATCTTTTTATTTCCCTGAGAACAGTTTCGGACAAACAAAATTTTTTAGGTGATTCAATTTATAACTTGGGATTGATGACTGTAGAAGAATTTAATTTGTTGACAAAGGAAGAACAAGAAAAACTCAAATATAAGTACCAATCAAATATAGAAAGATTGTTTACATTTAGGGATGATATACCAACTCTTCATGCGTGGAATATGTTTAATATGAGGTGTGATGTTGACTATGGAAAACATGAAGATAAGAAAATTGAATATAAAGAGATAACTGAAAAACTTCAAAGTGAAAGTAAAGAGTTAATAAAAAATAGAATCACTCATGAATGGGATTGTAACTGGTTCTTGAATGAGGATGAAACTATAGAAAATATTAAACTTTTATATTCTGACATTAATTTGGGCGAATTTAATGAAAAATTAATACGTAAGATGTATAAAATATGGATTTATAGGATAGATCACATTAAAAAAATTTATATAAATGAGTTTGGGCTCAAAACAAAATAACCACTATAAATATTTACACGTTAATTTATGATCTATGGACACCAAAATGTTAACAGGAAAAGAATTTGTAACCAAAATTAAAGAGGGTAATGCGGAACTATTCTCTCAATCCCGTGCAAACGTTCGTCGTTTCTTTGATTCTAAGCCAACCAAAGAACATATGGTAGAACATTTCCGTGGTCGCATGGTAAATGAAGCCATGAATATGAAGGCGATTGCTGCTGAAGTTGCTTCTGCCCCTGCTTCTATGGACGTAACTGAACTTGAACTACTCACCAAACAAGCACAGGATGAAGCAAAACACTTCCGTATGGTTAAGGAAGTTATTGAACATATTTCTGGCGAAAAGGTAGATGTTGATGCTGCTTTTGCTGCAGAAGCTGCAGCGCCTCAGGCAAAGGGTGCAACCCTTCTAGATAAGTATGGTGCATCTTCTGATCCTGCTGCTCTTGCCGCATATCAACTCGTTGCTGAGGGTCGTGCAGAGGCGGTTTGGAACGAAATGGCTGAGTGTGTAGAAGATGATTTCATCTCTTCTCGTTATGCTGCCATTGCTAAAGACGAAGGTTTCCATGCTAACATTGGTGGTTGGAAACTTGAGAAACTGGTAGAAGGTGCCGCAGATGTTCAAGAGCGCATTCTTGCAATGGTAGAACAAATGCGTTATGATCTTCTTGAGATCAGTAACAAAAATACTGCAATCGCTGTCTGACATAAACTTTTTATATTATGAGTACAATTGAAACAAGACGACGTAAAGATAAAACTCGTATAATTAAATGGGTTAGTGCCAGTTTGATACTCATTGCGATGGTATTTCATGTACTGGGACTAACCCCCTGGAATAGTATTCTGCAATTAATTGCTGCCTCTGGTTGGACTTATGTGGGACTTAAGTGGAAAGAACCTTCAATTGTAATGAATTTTCTCCCACAATTTCTTATCATCATTCCTGGATTAATCTATTTGTTATTTTTTAAATGAAAAAAATGGTAATTCTTACTGGACCTCAGGGGTCTGGTAATCATCTTTGGTCTAAAATATTTTCATTACATCCTAAAGTATTTGGGTGGAAGACTCTCCTTGATAACTACTGGGAAGCTCATAGGTTTGCAGAACCATTTTGTGAACAATGGAAAGACCCATCAAAACTTAAGGACTTTGATTGGTCTACTCACGAATATTTCTTCACAAGTATCAGTATTCCACTTGGCATTCAGGAAAAAAAGTGGGAACCAAATATTATGATATTCTCCAATGAAGTAGAGAAACTTGGCATTAAGACGCAAGTATTGGTGATTGGTAGAGATCAAAATATTCTTAGACATCAACAGAATCGTTTGAGGGGTGAAAGTACTCTTCCTTTGTTCATGAAACAACTTCCAGAGTTTCCTAATCCCATCTTTTTAAGTTACGAGTTGTTGTATCTTTACAAACAAGACTATCTAAAAAGTTTAGATATTGGTATTCCCATTGCTTGGGATGATTCTAGAGTTGATGAGATCTTATCCAATGATCCAAACGATAAGTATGTTCATCATGTTGAGGAATATTTTTTGGATAACTGCAACAAAACTGGAGTACCTCTTAAGTCATTATGAAAAAACTTGTAATCATTACTGGACCACAAGGATCAGGTAATCACTTTTTTAGTAGAGTATTTAGTACACATCCTCAAGTTGGCGGATGGAAAAGTTTACTAGAAAAGTATTGGGTTCCTAGTGATGAAGAATACTTTTCTAAGTATTGGGTGAATCCAGAAGAGTTGTCAGAGAAAGATTTTGAAGGATATGATTACTGGTTGGCAAATGTAAGTTGCCCATTTTATTACGATGGAGTAAGATATATTCCAAAGATCAAAGAATTTGCAGAAAAGGCTCAGTCTTTAGGAATTGATGTTCAGATCTGCATCATTGTAAGGGATCAAAATATTAATTCAGAACAACAAAAAAGAGTTCGTGGACAAGTAACCTTACCAATTGCCATGGATTATTATCAAAATAATATTATTGGAAATGGATTCAAAGTTCACTTTTTAGATAATGAAGCATTCTTTTTACATAGACAATACTATTTGAAATGGGTAAGTGAGATTTTAGACTTCCCAATTGACTATAATAGTCCAGATATTTTTAAATTTATCACTGAAGATCCCAATAAAAAATACGTTAAATATGTTGATGAGTATTGGTTAGATGACGAGGTTTGGTATGGAATCCAGTCAAAGGAAGACAGAAATCAATGAACACTGAAAATAAAACTTTTTGTATGGCCCCTTGGGTTCATATGAATATTGGTCCAAATGGTGATGTTTATCCATGTTGTTTGATGCCTGTGTGTGATTCTGAGGGAAACTCTATTCACGACACAGAAGAAAGAACTCCTCTAGAGGTTATTGCAACAGAGTGTGATGGCGAGTCTAGGGATTTTAAAATGGGTTCTCTAATGAATGAATCTCTTAAAGAGATTTGGAACAACGAAAACATGAAAGAACTTCGTAGAAATATGATGGCTGGAAAGGAATCCAACTTTTGTACAGCTTGTTATAAAGAAGAAGAAGTTGGTCATGGTTCCTTGAGACAAGATATGAATCGTACTTATGGAAAACACTACAAGTATGTAAAAGAAACGAAGGAAGATGGAACTTTTGAGAGATTCAATCTTGTCTATTGGGATTTTAGATTGAATAATATTTGTAACTTTAAATGTAGAATGTGCAGTCCTGGGTATAGTAGTGCTTGGGAACAGGAAATGAGAAAACAATTTGACATTAAAGGGGAGTATCCAAAAATTGATGTAGATATGGTGCATCAAGATATCGAACCATTATATGATATTGTCGAAGAGGTATACTTTGCTGGCGGCGAACCTCTGATTAATGATCATCATTATAAAATTCTCAATAAATTAATAGAAAAAGATAGGAACAACGACGTTAGAATATCGTACAATACAAATTTTAGTGTCTTAAAGTATAAGGATAATAATGTTCTTGAGTTGTGGAAAAAGTTTCCAAATCTATCTGTATCGATAAGTTTTGATGGTACAGGTAAGAGGGGAGAAATAATTCGGAAAGGATTTGATTGGCAAAAGTTTCTAGACAATTTTAAAATGTTTAGAGAACAACTTCCCAATCAGAAAATTTCAATCAATTGTGTTTTTCAAGTTCTGAATTGTTTTCATGTAATGGATGCTCATAAAGAACTTTACTTAAGAGGTATAATCCAAAGTTGGGATGAGTTCCATTTGTGTATGTTGCACAATCCAGATTTCATGTCTATTTTAATTCTTGATTCTGAGTCGAGAAAGTTGTTAGGGGAAAAAATAAAATACCATATTCAGAACTATCTTGTACCTGCAAAGGCCAATAATTCTATTAAACAATACATGTCAATTCTCAAACTCTTAACTACAGAAAAAAAGGAACATCTCATTCCTTCTTTTAAAAATTACATGTCTGCATTAGACATCATTAGGAATGAAAATTCTATAGAAGTTTTTCCTGAATTAGAGAGGATTTTGCGTAATGATTGATAAAGGTAAAATTAATCTAGATGGAGAAGTTTTTTGTTGTGCGCCTTGGATGGCTTTAGACATTCGACAAGATGGTGAGGTCAAACCATGTTGTGTTTCTGAATACACTTATGGTGATATCAAAAAGAAATCTCTGTGGGAAATTTGGAATGATGAGCCCATAAAAAAACTTCGTGAGAATATGATAAATGGTATACCTACCAAAAGTTGTCAGGTATGTTATAACAATCAAGCTGCAGGAAAGAGTTCTTTACGACAAGATTTTAATAATGATTTGTATAAGTATTATAAAAAGTTTGTTTATGAAACGAATGATGATTTCACAGTCAATGAACCTGGGTTTGTTTGGTGGGATTTAAAACTAAGTAGTAAGTGTAATTTTAAATGCAGAATGTGTCACTGGACTTCAAGTTCCAGTTTTGAACTAGAACAATTTGGTAAAATTTCTGGTAGATGGAATGCTTCTGAAAAGACTTATGAAGAGGTAGAACCCTATATTGGAATGGTCAACCACTTATATTTTTCTGGCGGAGAGTCTTTAATCATAGATGAACACTGGAAAATACTTGACAAAGTAATTGAATTGGGTAGAAACGACAAAGTTACTTTAGCCTATAATAGTAATTTTAGTAATCTTGTTTATAAGGGTAGACATATTTTTGATATGTGGGATCAGTTCAGTAGGGATCTGCAAGTTCATATTAGTGTTGATGGCATAGAGAAAAGAGGAGAATTAATCCGAAAAGGATTTAAGTGGGATAGGTTCGTATCTCATGCGGAACAATTTAGAGATAGATTTAAACACAAAGAAGAAACTCATCAATTACATTTTGATTGCACAGTTCAGGCATTAAATATTTTTGACGTTGTTAATCTACATCAGTATCTTTATAATAGTGGACTGATGAAAAATATTGATTATTTCTTTTTGAATTTTATGCAGACTCCGGTAGAAATGTCAGTTTGGATTCTGGACAAAAAAACAAAAGAAGCTGCAAAGGAAAACATAAGAAATCATATACGTGACTTTTTGATTCCTAATAAATCCGAAAGGTCTATAATTTTTTATGAGAGTTTGATAAAGTATATTGATTTATATCAAGAACAAAAATTAATTCCCCAGTTCTTAGATTCAATGAGAAGATTTGATAAAATAAGAAATGAAAATGTCATTGAAACATTTCCAGAGTTTCAAAGAATTTGGGATGTTATCAAAGTCAAACCTAAAACTTGATAAAACGATTAACATATTGTATACTGTACAAAGTAAACATAAAGTTTATTTTATGACTAAAAGAACTTATACGCAAAAAGATGGAACAATTTGGGAATGGAACGAAACTCCAGAACTTCTTAAACTCCTTAAAGAATTACACACAGACAAGCCCACATCCAGCACTGGATCCAACAACCCCGTGGTATGATTGGTTATGTTACTGTGAAATCTGCGAAAGTTTGGGGCCTATTCCAGGTCAACCCTCACTTCGTAGGTTTATTGCATACCGAAGGTATCTTAAAGAAGTAGGTGTATTATGATTGATACAAATTGGTTTCAAAAAAAATGGGGGTTTGAAGATCCTGTTTTGATTGATGAACTTTACTCTAGAATTGTTGATCTAGAACAAAGAGTTAGAGTCCTTGAGGAAGAAAATGTAAGTACTACTAATGAATTGTATCGTATGGAGAACTCTCTAGATGCTCGTATAGATATTATTGCCGAACGTTGTATGATTAATTACGATGTATGATTTAGATTGTTTTGATAAACATACTACTCTTTAACTTATAAATATTCTAAAAGTAGATAATATTTTTGGCATAATCCATGGCAGTACTAACATCAACTGGTATTACGTTTAGTGACACAACACAACTAAATTCAAGAAGGGGAATTTTTCCTACTAGTACTGCTTGGGTTTTTTATCAAGCGACTGCTCCAACAGGTTGGACCAGATCTACAATACAGGACAATAAAGCTCTTAGAGTCGTGTCTGGTACTGGTGGCGGAGCTGGGGGAACAAATGCTTTTACTACTACTATGAGTAGTTTTAACGTTGCTGGAAGTTTAACATCTACAGTTGCCACTGGAGGATTTGCATTAACAACCAATGAAATTCCAGTTCACTCACATCCTAGTAATAGTCTAACTTTAAACGCAGTACCAGCATTATTTAATCCGGCTGGTGCTTTCGTTGGATGGAATGGTGGTGATGTTGCAAGAAACCCTGGTTGGACTAGAGTTAGTCCTGGAGTTGGAAATATTGGATCTAATGTTGCTCACACTCACCCTGTTAGTGTATCTGGACCAGTTAATCAACCAGTTTCTATAGCAGTTCAATACATTGATATCAATGTATGTACTTTTAATGGATAAATAAATACTTTAGTAATCTAGATCATATAAAATGGCGGTATTAACAGCAGCTGGTATTACATTTGGTGATAGTACACAGTTAAACTCTAGGTACGGTATCGTTCCACAAAGCTCAGTATCTGTGTTTTATCAAGCATCAGCCCCAACTGGATGGGCTCAGGTAACAACACAAAATGATAAAGCATTAAGAGTTGTAAGTGGAACTGGTGGAGGAACTGGAGGAACTTCTTCTTTTACTACAGTGTTTCCCAACTCAGTTAGACCAGTAACTCAAGCTAACGTACCTATGACTGGATCTGTAGGCAACTTTACAATAACAAATACTGAAATGCCATCACACTCTCATCCCAATGGAGGGTTTATTGGATTGAGTCCTGGTGGTGGTGATGTTCAAGTTGGAGCTGGTTGGACTAGAACTTTTCCAGGAACAGGAAATACTGGAGCTGGAGGAGCTCATGCTCACCCTTGGTCT